AAAGGAGGAACTAGAAAGGCGTAAACGCGCAGAGTCCAGACAATTTATGCTTTTTGGTTTGCTATTGTTTGTCGGATATGTTATGGTGGGCACACTTGAATATGGGAGTCTAGTACAATGAAAGATCCAGATTGGCATCACGGGCCACAAGATGAAGACGAGGATACAGCGGAACAATGGGAGATTGATGAGGCCACAGCAGATGATCAAGGTGATGATCAGTGGCTAAACGATAACGAGAAGGCATATATTGCAGGCTTTAAGGCAGGGTCAGGGCCACAGACAGAAGAGCTGTCAGCCTATGAGCGAGGTGTCAGAGCCGGTATAATTCACAAGCATGGAGGTAATAACTAATGCGACTATTCAACAGGACATTATCAGTAGAATTAATCAACGGATGCGGTGTATTCCTTGAGTTTGCCGACAGTAGAGCAGTATGGGTCTACAACACAGAGACTGACAGGACATTCGCTATGCCCTTTGAAGGCGTGTTACTGCACTTGCCCTTCATTTTGATCAGCTACGGGCGAGTATATGAGGAGGTATTTGCTGATGAGTAAAATAAAAGAGAACCTGTTGGGCTATGAACACGAGCCTAGCGACTGGATAGAAGAGTCAGCACATGTAATGGTTGACGAGCTGATAGAGTATCAGGTATACTGTATGTCACTATCTGAGCTAACATCCAGAGTAGCCAAACAAATGCGTGACGAGTACTATGGTAACTCGTACACTGAGATGACACAAAAATACAACGAGGTATTCCCAAATGAGTAGATGCAAAGCATGTGACGTTATCCTAAACGAATACGAGCTAAAGAGAATAGACCACCAGACAGGCTTACATCTTGACCTGTGTAATGAGTGTGCTTCTCATTCAAATGATGCAGTATTAGATGAGGTGAATAAAATATTTGATAGTTTAAGTAATGATGAGCTTGACAGGATGCTTAATACTTGATATAATACTCATGTAGTTAAGGGAAATGTTTTAGAATTAATCTTAAAAGTTTAACCAAACGATACTTAAGTAGTATCAAACCACAACCAAGAGGAAATACCATGGCAGTAGTAGAAGGCACAATTGCATTTGAAAACCTAGACACCCACGAGATGTATCAGGGTCAATCCACAGGCAAATACTCAGTCGTCATTAGCTTAGACGATAGCACAGCGGAGCAACTAGCAGGTCTAGGTGTCAAGCTACGCGAGTACGAAGGCACAAAGCAACGTAAGTTCAGTACCAAGTATGATGTACCAGTGATGGACGCAGAGGGTCAGCCATTTGCAGGTCGCATTGGACGAGGCTCTAAGGTACGCTTACTGTGGGCAGAGGGTCAGCCGCATCCAGTCCACGGCATGGGCACGTACCTTAACAAGATCAAGGTGCTGGAGGTAGCAGAGCAGGGAGAAGGGGAGGACTTCTAGTGACAGCAGAGTCAACCTTTGTTCGACATGAGCCATGCCCATCGTGTGGCTCATCTGACAATCTGGCTCGCTATAGTGATGGACATGCAGTCTGCTTCTCTGGGGGCTGCAACTATTACGAACACGGCAACGGTCAGGTAGGTCAGGCAGTACAACGTAAACCAGCGAGGTCATTAGAGATGACAGGTGTAGTAGCAGCGATACCCGACAGGCGTATCAATCAGGAGACAGCGAGGCGTTACGGTGTCACTGTAGAGTATGGCGTAGACGGTAAGATAACCAAGCACCACTACCCATACTATGACAAGGACACAGGCACTGCGACAGGCACGAAGGTACGCATCGTAGATAACAAATCATTCTATGCAACAGGAGGTTTTGACAATGCGGGTCTCTTCGGGCAACAAGCGTTCAAGAGTGGCGGTAAGTACATCACGGTCACAGAAGGCGAGGCGGACGCACTTGCTGTCAACGAAATGTTTGACGGAAAGTGGCCAGCAGTCAGCATCAGATCAGGAGCAGCAGGCGCAGCCAAAGACATCAAAGCGAACCTAGAGTGGCTTGAGACCTTTGACAACGTGGTCATCTGCTTTGACAGTGATAAGGCTGGACAGGAAGCAGCCAAGTCAGTGCTTGATCTGTTCACACCTAACAAAGCTAAGAACGTAACACTCCCCATGAAGGACGCAGGGGATATGCTTAGAGACCGTAAGGTGCAGGACTTTGTCAAGGAGTGGTGGAACGCTAAGGCATACCAGCCGGATGGCATCGTGGCAGGCAGTGAGACATGGGATATGATCATCAAGCAGGCTGATGTCAAGTCCATTGACTACCCGTGGTCATGCCTCAACGAGTACACCCATGGTTTTAGACGCAAGGAGCTAGTGACCATCACATCAGGGTCAGGCATGGGTAAGTCGCAGATAGTCAGGGAGCTAGAGCATTACCTGCTAGGCGCAACGGAAGACAACATAGGTATCTTAGCACTGGAAGAGGACATCCCCAAGACAGCACTGGGTATCATGTCCATTGAGGCCAACAAGCAGCTACACCTAGACAAGACCGTGACTCAGGAAGAGAAGAAGGGATACTGGGACAGGACGATGGGATCAGGACGTATCTACATGTTTGATCACTGGGGCAGCACGAGCGAGGACAATCTGCTAGGACGCATACGCTACATGGCCAAAGGCTTGGACTGCAAGTGGATCATACTGGATCACCTCAGCATTGTTGTCAGCGATCAGGACAACGGGGACGAGCGTAAGGCCATTGACAGTATTATGACCAACCTTCGCAAGCTGGTTCAGGAGACAGGCGTAGGGTTGTTCCTAGTGTCACACCTTCGCAGACCTAGCGGCTCTAAGGCACACGAGGACGGTGGTAAGATAAGTCTGGGAGAACTCAGAGGTTCGGCGGCAATCGCGCAACTTAGCGACATAGTTATTGGTTTGGAGCGTGATCAGCAACACGCAGACCCTGAGACACGCAACACAACCTGTGTCCGTGTGTTAAAGAATAGGTTTGTGGGCTTGACAGGGCCTGCCTGTTACCTGTATTATGATAAGGTGTCTGGTCGAATGATAGAGACCAGTTGTCCTACCGGAGATGATGCGGAGTTTTAAATGAAGCAGATTGTATTTGACATTGAGGCTAACGGTTTTGAACCTGATACATTATGGTGTATCGCAGCTTACGAGTTAGACAGGAAGCAAATGTCATGGTGGGTAGGTGATGACATGCTGGCATTCAATGACTGGATCAAGGGGCATGGAGACTGTGAAGTGATAGGCCACAATATACTTGGCTATGACATACCAGTCCTAGAGAAGCTACTAGGTACAGACTTTAGCAAATGCAAAGTAACTGACACGCTAGTGATGTCAAGACTAGCTAACCCACAGCGACACAACGGACATTCCCTAGAGAACTGGGGTACTATACTGGGGCAACCCAAAGGAGACTACAGTGATTTTACTACGTATTCGCCTGCTATGCTGGACTATTGCAAGCAGGACGTTAGCGTTAATGTGCTGGTGTACCAGAGATTACTTCTTGAGCTTGCAGATTTTGGAGCTGAAAGCGTTAGCTTGGAACACCAAGTACAAAGCATTATACTACAGCAAGTTGAAGCAGGATGGCTCTTAGATCAAGAGAAAGCATTTGGATTACTAGCAGAACTGAAGGAGAAGAAGTTTGATCTGGAGGACGAGGTACAGAAGGTATTTAAACCCTTGCCTACCTACGTTAAAGAGATCAAGCCTAAGATTAAGAAGGACGGTAGCATGTCTGTCGTAGGCTTAAAGTTTTTAGGTGACGAGTGGGAAACAGTGGGTGGCGAGTTTAGCCGCATTGACTTCCCAGAGTTTAACCTTGGATCACGACAGCAGATAGGGAGATACCTGCAATACTTTGGCTGGAAGCCTAAGCAATTCACTGAGACAGGACAGGCCATCGTAGACGAGGCAGTGCTAAGGACAGTGACGGGCATACCACAGGCTTCGCTGATAGGTGAGTACCTAATGATACAGAAGCGTATTGCACAGGTACAAAGCTGGGTAGAGGCAGTTAAAGAGGACGGTAGAGTACATGGGTACGTCAATCCTAACGGCGCTGTAACAGGCCGTATGACACACTCTAGTCCTAACATGGGGCAGGTTCCAGCGGTATACTCACCTTACGGCAAGCAGTGTCGTGATGTGTGGACTGTACCGGAGGGTTACAAGCTAGTAGGTATGGACGCTAGTGGCTTGGAACTACGGATGCTTGCACACTACATGAATGATGAGGCATACACTAATGAAATACTCAACGGAGATATTCATACGGCAAACCAGTTGGCTGCGGGCCTTGAAACTAGAGATCAAGCAAAGACTTTTATATACGCTTTCCTTTATGGGGCAGGAGACTCAAAGGTCGGAAGTATCGTTGGAGGAACTAAGCGTGATGGTAAGAGACTTAAGGAAAAGTTCCTCGCAAATACGCCAGCTCTTGGACAGTTACGAGAACGAGTTGGAGTGGCGGCTGGAAGAGGCTTTGTTTATGGACTGGATAGGAGAAGGGTGTCCATACGATCAGAACACGCTGCATTGAATAGCTTACTCCAGTCAGCCGGTGCGATTGTTATGAAGAAAGCATTGTGTTTACTGCACGAGTATGCTATACTATGGGGTATAGACTTTAACATTATAGGAAACATACATGATGAAATCCAGACAGAAGTCAGACA